TTTCGAAGTGCTTTATTGCGCCGGATAGGTTCTTTAATGAAGAGTTGAGCATCATTGAGGTCCCTGAAGCTGTGCTCAAGGCGCCGCTTTTGCTGTCCCCTGCATTGCCATAAACATAGCTCGGGATAGTTTTTTCACCGGCCTGTCTTAGAAAATATTCATCTACCTTTAGGAGCAAGTCAACGACATTAGGAATGATATGGATCCGGACCGCTGGATTATTGGTCCCTTGCATGTCATCTTGAGTAGGAAACCAACCCCACGGTTTAATGAGAGCTGCAAAATTGGTCCCAGGCTCGAATCTGTTTTTATAGAATTCAAACATCGGACCTGAAGACATGGCCATATTATTATCGATCGCCCTGGCGGCAGCGCAACACCGCATCTGATCGTCACGCATCACTTCTGGGATTGCATTGCCTGGGATTGAATCGTTTATCTCATCGAAAGACGCACAATAATACGGCTTCTTTCCTAACGGGCTGGGGTTCAACCTGGCCATCACGATATAAGTGCCTATCAACCAGGCTGATATTTGATAGTCAATGTCCAGATCCGGCACGACTTCTTTTGTCATGCCCCACTCACGAAGCATGGACCCTTGACACTCTCCCCAAAAAACCACGGCCTGGATCGGAGGGTTCGGGTCTTCATCGGCGCGTGGTTTATTCTCAGCTTCTTTCCGCTCGGTATCGGACGCAACCCATTGTCTCAAACCACCCTCACCGTATTGTTTCAGGACCGCTCTTATCGATACTTCGTCGAATCCATCGACACCTATCATGGCCGCCAATTCAGACCGCTTGAGGTCTATCAACTCAGTTAAATAGCCGTCCTGTGGGTTCTTGCTGTTGGGACTGGGGAATATATTGAAAGGGGAGACACGCCTGTATTCTCGCACCAGCTTGTCAATAACGGTCATGGTGCTTTTCCCCTCTTCATCCGTCACCCACTTAAACTTTTTCCTCTTCCGGATCTCCGGACCGGTCACCCAACACAATGGGAACACCGACATATCATTTATCGCCTCGGATAGCGCATCGTAATAATGCCCTTCGACTAACTGATCATTGATAGCATTTTCGACACGGACCGCGGCGGCTTTTGCTTTCTTGACCTTCTCGCGCTTGACATTATCCTCAACCTCTGTCATCCGATCTTTGATTTTTGTGATCGGGACAGACTCAATGCCATTTTCGGCCATAAGGGTTTCACTTTCCAAACCAACGATTTCTTCTATTTCTTCATTGTCCTGGGCTGCAAGTTCAGGATCGGGAGAAGGTTTGATCGACCAACAACGGCCACCGACGGGAAAGACAGACGCTTCGCACCAGGCCTCGAAAGCCTTGGACTTGATTTGTGTGATGTTCCGATAATTCTCGGATCCTCCTGGTATGGCAGACCTGATCTTAGCTATTATATCAGGATCATATTCACCGTTTTTCTGTCTAAGGCAGCGGAGTAACCGCCCATGAAACTCTTGTTCCGCTGCGGCCTTTGCAGCATTGAAACCCTGTTTGACGTATAATGCCAGGTTAATGGCAACCGGCTTACTTTGGGCCTTTTCAGCGTCAGCCCTGGTCTTCTCTTCGGCCTCGGCATATTGTAACTGGGATTCTGTTGTGCGGAAGACTGAACCGCCTTGTGTCGGCGCTTTTTTATCCATTATACCGCCCATTGTGAAAAGTTTTGAGTTTGCCAACTACCAGTTCTGTGAGAATCCCATTTCCTCGGATTACCAATGTCGTTTTCCGGCAGCCTGGTCGTGCTCATGTTTGGACTCTGCGTATATCCGGCCAAGAGATATCGTAATGCGTTCCATGCATAATATTGATCAAAGTCAGGCTCTTGTGGGGTCCCACCGTATCCAATATTTTTGATTTGATTGACTTGAAGGCTCATTGTCGGCTTGACTGTGCGGGGAGTTACCAGGGCATTGTCTTTAATAGTTTCGCCAATCAGAGCGTCACCATAGGTAATACTTTCCTTGCAAACCACCGGTTGTAGATTGGCAGCCATGCCATGGTCTTGTCTGTATCTCCAAAGTCGACCATAAAATCCTTCATTCTGACGATTTGCATACACCCTGAGGATTGACAGCCTTTCGCAATCATCCAATAAATGCTTGAAGACTCTGTTTGCAGAATCATCCTCGAATTCAGCGACAAAGAGATATGGCTTTTCCCCCCACATGTTCGGCCTGTCAAGCTGGCCCAGTACGAGATAATAACAGGGGATATCATTGACCGGCTCGACAATCGCGGCCCGGATATCACAAAGAAAGACAGATCTTTCCGCGCCACCATCGGTAATGCCCTTGGCAACGTATCCCGTTTTAAATTTATAGATATGTTGGATCTCTCTAAACATCGTAAGCATACCTTGGCTTAATGGAGCCATATCCAACGGCAAATGTCCTGAACCCGTCTGCGCCATGGCTTGACCAGTCATGTTCCGGGTGATTGTCTAAGATCTTTTTTTCTTCATTGTATTTTGCTTTATAGTTTTCCAAGGCAGCCAGGCCTTGAGCGCATTTAGTTTCATCAAAATAGCACTTTGCCAGGACATTACGACACGCTGGGATGTGAACCTGGATAATAAGATCCATGTTCCGGGACCGGGGAATAACGATAATCGGCTTTATCCCCAGGTCTTCGGCCACCTTCTTTCGCGACTGTGCTATCTCGGAGTTTGTCATTTCTCTTTGGTTCGCATCGTGAGGCATGTAGTGATTTGCATAACGGTAGGGTTTTTTTGCAAGGACCTTTGCGTAATGTTCCAAACCATAACCTTGGCTCTCATAATAATCTATGAAGTGATAATATTTGCCGATTGGCTGCATGAACCAGATTGTCATGCTGTCATCAATGCCCAGGTCCCAAAACGTATCGACCTCTGAGCTTTCTTGGTAAGGCAGGTTTAAGATTCTCCCCTGTTCCTTGGCCTCTCTCATCTGTTTAGCGTAGTAGGCGCCAAAGACCGCACCTTCGAATGAGCAATAATATTCTTGCTCAAAGAGTGCCATCCCAAGTTCATAACCATAAATTGTAGAGTATTCTTCTTTGATTGACTCAAGTTGTTCGGGTCTGAAGACTGACGTATTTTTGGCTGATAGCTTTTCAGCGAACCATCCGGGTTTTTTGAGGGCATGTTCGTATGTAGTTCGACCGTGATTGTTTCCCCTGGACGTATAAATGAAAAGCGCCCACCCTCCATTCTCTTCGAGGATCGGCGCAAGGAAGGCCCAGGACATCGGATTTGATATGGCCCACTCTGACAGGGTGATTCCAACCGGAGGGCTACCAACATAGGTATTGTAATTATCAGACCCCACTAACTGCCAGATCGAACCACACTTGAATTCGATAGACATTTCCTGGCGGCGGGTTTTCTTTCTTATTTCTTTGGGGAAGGCCTCATCGATGCGCTTCTTTCCGGTGCGAGGATTGACAGCATCCCATATAACCTTTCGGGCCTGGTTGTACTGTGGAAGCATATGCCAGTAATTGCCGACTCGTTTGTGCATGGCCGTTGCGGTGAAGTGGAGTGCAACATCATCTTTTCCCCATCTCCTATGGGCAACCTCACAAGCTCGCGTCCCCCCACGTTCCAGATAGGTCCACAACCGCATTTGATCATCGCGGGGAACCCAATTATTTGGGAGATTGATTGTCGTCATTATTAGCAGCGACGTCACTAAACTGAACAATATTGACATTGACCGCCCCATTATTTAGATCAATTTGAGTTTTGACAGCGGGGTAATGGCCCAAAAGTTTATGAGCATCTTTCCGCGCATTTTGTCGCACGGTCCAGTTAATGTCTTGAAACTGGAGAACGGATTCACCGTCTCCAAAAACATCACCGTCTTTATCGAAAGAGAGAGAACCCGTCTTTGAGATAAGACGAATCCCAGATTTTAGATTTCCCTTTGCGGTCTTGAGGTCTGAATCAGGAACAGCACCCTTCACCTTCAACCGCGAAACCTGCTTTGCAACGAGTTCTTTCTTCAACTGGGCAGCGAGGGAATTAGCAGTAATGCCCTTGGCTTCGAGTGCATTAAAAACTATATCCGGTCCATGCACATCCTCAAAAGTTGCCATTGCTTAATCCATAATCCATAATCTTTCCTAATGTTTCACGTGAAACTATAACTATTTCTTATGATTAGTAAGTACCGTATATCATTGATTAATTAATGTCAAGGGGGTGAATTGTGTCATATAGCTGTGCCATTAGGTATGCCATTAGGTATGACAAAATCGGACAAAATTCACGTTTTTGGATTTTTTTATTATTTTGCTGATTTACGCATTTCTTTAAACTTAGCTGATAATAGCAGTAAATCGGAGGTAATCAGGTGTGGCGTGCTGTGACGGGGTTATCTGAGGTTTGACAAGCGAGATAATTAAAATTATAATTAGAGCCAACAATTGGGAGCGTGACCCACGCAACACGCAGGGAGCCGGACCCATTACCGGCATGGGAGCCCACCCTGACAGGGCAGGAGAGAGAACATGACAATCAAACAATTTTTAGCCGACCTCGAAAACAACATCAACCCTGGCACTCGTGGAGCACCAGCCCGCCGCGCACTCTATCAACACATCAAACAAACACATCGAAACCATCAAAATCAATTAGATTATAAACAGTGGGGTCTCAGATTGGAGAGACGTGGATCACGCTACAGCCCCGCCGATGGATTTAATATCCCCCTCGACATCAAACGCCACGGTCCAAGCGACCCACGCAGGGAAACCACAGGGCGGTTGATGAAAATGCACAGACGGTTGATGGGTAAAATTAAAAATGCTCCGGCGGAGGATTTGATTAGATGGCGGGACACCCTCCATATAGACGTAGCAAGATGGGGCGGTCATGCCCTCAATACATACCTCAATGCCTATCCCGCCGCCAAATCAGACAACTGTGTTTGGAGGGGGAAAATCTATCAATATGTAGAGTCAACAGAATGGGAAAAATATGGTAGCCGGTCATACCCTCGCACTATAGACCGCCGTATTGAAATTATTACCCGTACAGGCAGTAAACTCCTACGATATTTGGATGCTGGCGAGCGTGCAGAGGTTGCATTAAATATGGCCGTAAAAGGTCGTAAAAATCGCCTTAAAAAACAATCGGAAAAAGAAAAAAGGGCTCAATTATTACATTTAAAACGAGGATCAAAACAGATTCGGACAGCATATAAAATTGTGGAGAAAAACGGGGAACTCCGATCTGTTTTTGATCCCGATTTTATTTACCCACTGAAACGATGGGTCTCGGATGCTCCGGAACCAGATCATGGCGGGGGAATTTACTGCTACGAAACAGAGGAGGGGGCAATCAAAGCCGCACAGCAAAATGAAATTTTCAATGATGCTTGGACGAATGGGAAAACATTAGTGTTGTGTCAATGTAAACGGCGTGGTTGTGAAATCCACTACGGAAATAAAATTGCCGTGGAAAGCCTGTTGATATCCGAAATCATCCAAAATATAGAAATGCCCAATTAACCCATTAACGGCTTGCCCTGAGCCTATCAGGGTGAAAGGATTTTAAAATGGAACTGACAGACAGAGACTACCAGCCGAGTTTATTGTGGGCAAAAGTTAGCGCATGGTACGAGGCACAGCCGATGGACAGCATGATGGCAACCGCCCGCCCATTGCAGCCACACGACCTGACCCTCCACGTCTACCGGACTGACAAATCGGGTGCATGGTTGATGCACGGACCAAAACTGTATTGGACTGACACGCCACACGGTCAGTATTTTGGCAACACGGATCAAACTGCACTTGCCGATAATGCCGAGGTATTGGGAGAGGTCGTATTGTGGGACCGCAGGATACGGAAAACTATTTTGGTCGGTAATACATACCAGGATGCAATGGAGAAAATCAGTGCGCTATAAAAACGTAACGATCAGGAACATGGAAATAGGCCTGTGGCGGCAGGTTATCGCCCAGGCCAAGGCTAATGGGGAGAAGGTCTCAAAGTTTGTGGCCCGGATGCTCAGAGAAGGGTTGAAAAAGAAGTAGCCCTTGACTTTTGGGCTTTGGGATGATAGTGTTATCTTTAACTTTTGAGACTGGGCGTCACGGATTAACATTTAAACGGAGGGCCGACCAATGCTTTATTAACGGGTGTAATCACAATTTATAAACAATTTTATAAGCCTCTCCTGGTCTTTGGAGAGGCTTTTTTATTGCTACTCACACAATGTCTCCTTCCCGTCCTTTCGCTCCGCACCAGCGCACGACTTTTGAAGGAAATGCATGCCATCTCGGTTGCTGATCCTTTCCCACACCACTAATCTGCTTAAAAA